TGAAGAAACTTTAAATCTGGTAGATGCTGTTGTAGAGATAATTAATGACTTACGTGGTGTGCAAGATAGACCTATGGAAGAGAAGGTTAAGGAATATCGTGAGAACATGACAAAGACACAACGTAAAGAGTTCTTGGTAACATTAGACAGAGAAGAGTCTGCTGAGTTTGAAAAAGAGCTTAAAGAGGCTGATGCTGGAACTCCGTTTGTTAGTGTTCTAAAGCGTTCATATTTCCCTGAAAGGGGTGGTGGTTTACGTGAGTTGGGTCAAACTGAGGCAGACAGAAGATTTGAGGATAGGATAGATAAACAACAGCAAAGGCAGGCTAGTGTACAGGTTGGTAAGATCAGGCAGCAATTAAGGTTTAGGCAGCAGGATGATGATAAGGCACTTGCTAACTGGACTAGTAAGACTGCTGGTGCTAAGTTGAGTCCGATGGACTGGATTGAAAGTCATGGTAAAAAGGCTGACTTGTATCAGCACGACTTGGAATCGCTTGGCAGGCGTTTCCCTCAATCAGCTTATGCTCTTTCTAAAGAAGAGAGAGATGAATATTACAATGCTGTATACACAGCAGGTGGCAAAATGAATGATATAAGAGACTCTGCTGACCTACTTATAAATGCCTATTATGCTATTACACCTGCGACAGATGATCCTAGTTCTATGGATTGGAATAATTATTTTAGAGCACGGGATGAGTATATCGCTAATATTAAGACTACGTCGGAATCTAACGGGGATGGTTTGTATAGTGAGTTTGTTCGCAGATTAGAAGCTAACCAGACAGATACTGAGAAGGCTTACAATAAGGCTATTAGAGTTATATCCCCTTACTGGAACGCAGGCAGGGATGTAACAGAGTTGTTTCCACCTAATGTCACTGCTAGTAAACCTGGTTTACAAGAGACTTGGGATCAATATCTTAATACTGATAATTTACGTAAACAGGAAATGAGGAATACTAATCCTGTAATCAAAGAATTAGTTAAACGTCGTACTGCTTTGCGTAAGCAGATCATACTAGAAGATGCACAAAGAAATGGTGGCATGCCAGTGCTAGAGTCAGTGCTTATATACTGGTATGGGGGTAACTATTATCGTAATCCGATCACTAATGCAGGCAAACAATATCACAACAAACATTATCTAAAATAAAAACATGGGATATAATATAAATTATTTAACAAGCAAAGTTGAGGAAAATCATGGTAAACAAGGCAGAACAACCACAAAGTGATACACAGGATGTAGGTAATACTACCACCGATGTCACAGAAGAATTTACAGGAGTCGATACTCCGCCCGAAGGGACTGCTGCACCTGTGGCAGAGCCAGATAAGGTGGAAGCACCTACTACCACAGGGGAAGAACCTGTTACTGAAGGTGGCGAAACAGCTCCGCCTGCAAGCGAGGAAGGGGTACAAACACCACCTCCTGCTGCTTCATCAGACGGATTAGAAGCACGTATGATGGACATAGAAAGGCAGAACGCTGAGTATAGGGCACAGAGTCAACAAAGCCAGTTGATGCAAGAAAGGGACCTCTATGCTCGTCAGTTAGAATCGCAAGGGTATTTACCTGAGCAGGCAGGGCAGATAGCGGACAATGCGGTAGATCAGTACAACCAACGGAATCAGACAACAACCAATGCTCAAAATTACGCCGACACTATACAGGGACGAGCAAATGCTTCTTTATATTATGCTAAACAATACGGTCTTCAATTAGAAGATGTATCAGAATTACAGACACATAACTCACCACAATCAATGGAAGCCGCTGCGAAACGCATGAAGTCTGATAGAGACAAGGATGCAGAAATAGCAGAGCTGAGGGCTAAGCTAGTTCCTTCGCAGAGTTTTGACGACAGTCAAAGCACACCTGCCGCTTCTACTGATGAGGAGAGATGGCTTGAAAAGTACAATCAAGGTGATCGTTCTACTCAGGCATCTGCGGCAGCACGAAGGGCTGCTGGTTTAGGTTGACAAACAAAATTTAAATAATAACAAGCGAGGTAAATCATGGCTCAGACAGCCACAACGGGTAATTTGGAAAATGCCCAGAAAACAATAATTGCTGCTGCTCGATATACTGAGGAGCACAACGCACCAGCTATGGCTCTTACACAGAAGTTTAATCTTCCAAAGGGTAATAAGCAGGTAACCGTTCCTAAAGTTGGACAGATGACAATGTCTGATTTGGTTGACGGACAAGATATCATTGATGAAGAAGATATCGGAATGTCTACTGTTGACTTAACAGCAGCAGAAGTTGGAGCTAAAGTCATATTAACTGACAAGTTAGTACGACAAAACGGAACTACTGATGTTTTCACTATGATAGGAAAACAGCTTGGTGATGGTATGGCTCGAAAGAAAGACAAAGACGTTCTTGCTTTATATACAAACTTAAATGGTGGTACTAAATTAGGTGCTGCTACTAAGTATATGAAGGCTTCTAACGTACAGGGTATTATCGCTTATGCGAAAGCTAACAACTTTGGATCGCAGTTATACATATTGCATCATCCGAACGCAGTAGCTTACCTTTCTAAAGAAGCTGCTACAGTAGCTTCTAGTCCATCTGCTATACCTGAAGGTTGGTCAGAAGATTTACTCAAGAGTTTCTGGAGTGGATTACGACCAATGAATAACGTAGCTATCTTTGAAGATGGAAACATAACAGAAGATAGTTCTGGTGATGGTATTGGTGTTATAGCTGACAAAGGTGCTATGGCAACTTTAACTAGCGTAGAGACTAGAACTGAACGTCAAAGAGACGCATCACTTCGGGCAACCGAAGTAGTTTTAACGGCAGATTATGGAGTTTTTGAATTAGATGACTCCAGAGGTGCTGGTGTTACTTTTGATGTAACAGCTTTGGCAACTAACAACTAAACTTAGGCAGAGGTAAATTATGGCAACAAACATAACTGAACGAAACAAGTTAAAAGAAGAATTAACTGGTTTAGGCTATTCTTTAAAGTACATAGATGAATGGACTCCTAAAACTAGATTATACAGGCACAAAGCTTCATATAATGTAGAGGGGCAAATTATGGATGAGGTAGGTACTTACATGGATAATGTACCTGGTAATCCAGACTACGTACATAAGAAAGCTAGGATAGGTTTGTTTACATGGGCACCTGGACCTGAGTGTAATTGTAGATGGTGTTCTGAATCGTTTAAGGAGCTAGCTGGGAAGCCAGACATGGCTACTGAGGCTTGTAACTTATGTGATTACGTCGGCGAGGCTAAGACAGCATTTGCTTTAGCCCCTAAGATGAAGTCACATAGACGTAAGGTACACGAAATAGAGTAGTTTAATAGGGTTCTGGAAGGTGTAACGATAGACCGAGCCTTCCAGAGTCCTTTAAAAATAACATCGGTTTATCGCAGGGCTTTGAACCTGCTTAAATAAATAACCTTGAAGGAGGTTTAAAATGGCATTTCCATTAACAATAAATTTGTCTTATGGACAAGAAAAAGTAGAGACTTCTGAGCAAAAACAGAAGCTAGGTACAAGGGCAACTACCTCAGATGGTAGAGTGTTTTACTATGCTGAAAATGGCGGTACAGCTATTGATCATGGTGGTTACTTGGTAGATGGTCTTGCTGCAGTTGCAGCTCACGACATGGATGTAGCAGCAGCTGCTACGTCAGCAGGAGAAACCACGTTTACTAGTGGCACTTCTCTTACTACTACTAAAGATCAGTATAAAGATGGATATCTTTATTTTAACGATGGACCAGGACAAGGCGAAACTTACAAAGTTAAGTCTAATACTGCGGTATCTGGTGCAACTGGCTTATCAATTACTATTGACGAACCAGATGGACTTAGAACAGCATTAACTACATCTTCATTGTTTGGATTGATGTACAGTCCTTACAAAGATATCAAGATTATTGATGGTGACGGTACTATGACTACTGGAGTTATTGGTGTAACTGTTATACCTGTAACAGCAGATTATTTCTGTTGGGTACAAACAGCAGGACCATGTTCGGTAAGATTAGGAGCACAGGTAGGTGTTGTTGGAGATGGAATAGCAGTATCTCAGGCTTCATCGGAATCTGGAGAAGCAGAAAGAACTGACTATTCAGACGAATCTGATTTAACTAACATCGGTGTTGCTATGGGTATACCAGCGGTAGACTCAGACAACCAATGGTGTATGTTAAGCATCAGGCAGTAAACAATGGTTGAACTATGGACACCATGGAGCACTAAAACTATCATTGGGGATACCCAAGAGGTAGTATTTCATGACGGGGTGTCCATAGTTGTCCACACGTTCCAGTTTCATGATCCTGTGACAGACAGAAGTCAAATGGTTAAGATACCTGCTGACTCTGATGTGTCTATCGCACATGTGGAGGATATGGCAGCTCAAGCACTGGAAAACTTTATTAAGGAATGTAGGGGTCTTGATAATAAGAAGAAACCCACAGAAGATCAGAGAAAAGAAATAGGCAAACAAATAGAAGAGTTTAGAAAATATCGTGCTAAACGTGATGAAAGTACAAATAACAAACTATATTACTGAGGTATGTAATGGTCGCAAATAATACTGAAATTAATATTACACAAAATGATTATGCTGAATTACTTAGAGTAAAGATAGCTATTATTGTTAACTTAGAACTCCAGGTAGCAGCTTTAAAACGAACTGTAATAGAATTGCAGGAGTCAAAAGATGGCGATACAATCAAGAACAAGAAAGCAACTTAGACAATCTATAGGATATAACTTAGGTGCTATTACTACAGGGACAGCTAGTGCTACTGGTAGTAGTACTACTTTAGTAGATACTGCTGAATCACGAGGTGGTAATGACAACTACAATGGTAAACGTATGGTGGTCAGGGCTGCTGATACTGGTACAACTGTAACAAGATTCATTAGTGATTATGTATCCTCTAGCAGTACCTACACACTTCAGTCTGCATTAGGTTTTGCTCCTGTCCTTAATGATACATACGAAATATGGGACGAACCTTATCATCCTGACATGATACATGACTTTATCAATCAGGCTATTACGGATGCTACTGGTGTAGCGTATGATCCGATAGAGAATGTTAGCTTACATGCTGATGGCTCTAGTATGAGATATGATATTCCTTCTAATATATCTATTATTAATAGGTTGTTTTACAGAACTGCTGTATCTTTCACAGAGTTACATAGTTGTAATGCAGTATTTGATGAAACAATAGATTCAGACTTTACTGTCAGTGTAGATACTAACGATAAAAGGAAAGGCTCTGGGGCT